GCGTGTCCGGCGGGAGCGGTTCACCCCCGAACAAGGAGGGAATCGGCAGACGGTCGGCCATGTGTCAGTCTCCTTAGTTACCCAAGTACGTCAGGAACAGGGGCGGTTGTTGGCCCTTCCAGTACATGATCTCTTGTAGGTAGTCGTTGTCATCAGTACTCGTCGTGCTGGAGCCGTCGCCCTGTTCCTCCTCTTCGATGCGCCGGAGTTCATCCAGAACGTTCCCGGTGAAGGGAAGGAGATCGTCGGCATTGATCGTGATGCCGGATGTGTTCCCCTGTTGTCGGGCTTCCTGATCCATGCGCATGTACCGCTGAAGTTCACGTTTGTTCCATGTTGACGGTGAGATCGAATCCGGATCAATGCCGTTCCGAAGCAAGAAGCTCCGCTCCGCGCCACTCCATTCCAATTTCCGGCCAAGGAGTCGATCAACGAGCGCTTGCGCGCCCGGAACCCCTTGGAGCTGTTTCGCAAGAAGCCGCTTCTCGCGGTCCTGGTACCACTCCGCAATCCTCGGGGTATACCGTTCTCGCGCCTGCGCTATCCGCCGCTGGTAGTTCTCAATGAGGTCGTTGACGTAGCGATGATAGCGTTCGTTGATGAACTCCATCGGATCGCCCTGGTATCGACGGCGATCCCGTTCATCGCTCCGCATCTGGTTGATCATGCGGGTGAGGAAGTTGTAGGCGACCGACCCTGGCTCGTACTGACTACGAACGTGTTCCAACTCTCGGAGGTTCATATCACGTCACTCCCAACCCGCCAGGGAAGATCCCGCCGATACCAGGAAGTCCTTCTTCCCGCCGCTGATCGGCGCCGCCAGCGGCGGATGCCGCTGCCTGCGCCATCGCGTCAAAGAGTTCCGGACCCATCGGCGCGGGCGCGACGGTCGGCGGAACGCCTGGGAACGGCGGAACGCCCGATGGCTCTGGTGGAGCTGCGCCCGGTGGTGGCGTCGGCGGTGACGACGCCTGCTTGAACCGCTGCATCGCCATCCAGAGGGCGAACATCTCGGGATCGGTCTTAAAGAGCATGTACGGCACCAAGAACCCACGCATGAATTCCGGATCCTGGTACGGCAGCTCCTGGATGATCTTTGCGTTCTCCTTCCGCGCGTTCTCGATTCCGAGGTAGTCCTCCCGCGCGGTCTCCTTGGAGATGAGCTGCTTGTCCGCCAACGCGATCCCGAGCTGCGCCATGCGGAACTTGTCTTGCGGGCTGACATCCTTGAACTGGACCTTGACCTTGGTCCCCACCTTGGCGATGTCCTGGGGAGAGACCGTCTCGCCACTCACCCAGTTCCCGTTGGCGTCCCGCACGACAATACCCACCGGCTGGTAGTGCAGATCGCGGATCAACGTCAGCGACTTGCGGAAGATGTCTTCCCACGCCGACTGCAAGGCGGTCACCACGCCGTACAACGCATCCCGTGCCGCGCCTGATTGCAGGGCGATCGCGAACCCGGATTCACTCCCCATCGTGCCCCACAGCACGTCGGGGATCGTGCCCCGCTCCACATCGCTGTTCAATCCGTTCAGGAGCGGCGCAAGGTCCGTCGGGAGCGGTGCGGCACGGAGGATTTCAATGCTTTCTGACGGGAAGATGTAGTTGGTCGCACCCGGCTCCAGACTAATCGGTTCCGCCTGGCCTCGGGTCTGATCCCACCGCATGACAACCGGCGGGTTGCTCGCCGTCTCAACGATCGTGGAGAGTTGGGTGTACAGGGAATCCAACCGCTTGATCGCCTCGCGGGCGCCGTGGAAGATGCTCGGACCAACGTGCTTGGTCCACTCCGTGCTCCCACCGGTGCGGTTCGTCCCGCGTGACGGCGTGCCACCGGAAATGCGAATCGTCCACGGTAGGAACCCGTAGCCATGCGGAGTTGCCGGGCGAATCAGTTTGTTGTCGATGAAGAGCGCGTGGTAGTCCCGGTCGTAATACGCCGCAACTTCAACCTGCTCGTCCAGCTCACGGCCACCCAGCTCAGGCTCCGCCTCCGGCCACTCGTCCAGCACCTCGCTCACCGTGCTGTGCTGGACATGGACGACAAACCGCCAGCCCCGACGGCCCGGCATTGGGTAGACGTTGCGGGGGTCGAACAGCCACAGCTCCACTGGGATCTCGTCGGCTTCGACATAGGGATCGTACGTGGTGCGGGCCGCCACCCACCCACGGAGCGCCAGNTAGAACGCCATGGCGTGGTTCAGTGAGGTGAACCCCGAGTCCTGCCAGCGGCGATCCCATTCGTCGCGCATGTGACGGCACAGATCCTCAGAGCGCTCCCGCAAGTCATCAAGCTGCGCGCTCGGCGCGATCACGGTGATGATCGGAACCTGCCCCCCGACCATCGCCGCGACTTTATCCACCACCACACGCGGGATATTCCGAATCACCGCGCCGGGGGTGCGTTCGGCCTCGACCATGTAGTAGAGGTCTTCGTCCTCATCCATGCGCCGGTCGCGCTCAGCCCACAGGTTCTTCACCTGCTGAATCCGAAGCTGCAACGTGCCTTCATCGGGCGGCGGGGATTGAGGCCGAGGATATCCCCGCATCGGTGTGCCGTAGGAGGATGTCAGGAGTTCCGGAGGGAGGAGGCTGAAGAGGGCCAGTCCGGGTTCGGGGGGAGTCTGTGGCGGTTCCAACCCCGGCATGCCGGGCAACCCTCCAAGATCCGGCAACCCAGGACCGGCGCTCGGCGGGAAAGGTAGTACCATGGATTACCTCTGTCTGTGGAGTTGCTGCCAGCGCGACGTGCGAATGTGAACCGGTGGACGATGGGTCATGTGAACGGGAGGAACGTTGACAAAGAAATATTCAACGGCAGTGCGAAAGTGCGATGTCCAGTCGTCGATCGGCTTTTCCGCCGTGCTCGTGGAGCGGGTGTACCGATCCTTTGCCTGCCAGCGCGCGTTCTCCATGGCATCAGAAACCCGCGCACACGCAGGCATGTTGACTTCCAGGTTGCGAAGACCCAGATCGGTGAACCGCTTGCGGGTGTTGAAGTCACGTGCGGAGTCATTGGTCACGACGTTGATACCGTACTCGTGGAGGAGCACGTCGATCGGACTGGATCCGTCTACCTGACTCCGCTGCTTACCCGCCGGGTCACCAAAGATGATCGCCGGACCCCAGGTGGCCCGCTCCGCAATGAAGTTGAGATCGGATTGGGTGTAGCCGTAGTCGGTGTTCGTGATCTCACCCGTGAGGAACGGAACGTAGAACCCGATATCGCGATCCTGGTTCTGATAGCAGGCGATCATCCGGTAGCGCCCGTTCTCGGGGTTCCGCTGCCAGTAAATGAGCGCCGTCGGATCCCGAAGACCAAAGTCCACGCTAATCCACAGCGGCCACCCTTGTTGGTACGGATAGTGGCCCTTGGGAACCTCGTGCCATTCGGGATAGACAACACCCGACTGCGATCGCTCGTAGGAGATGTCCAGCTCCTGGGCGACCTCCTCCGACGACATCCGCTTGCATTCGTTCTCGTACCAGGCGTCGTCCTTCAGCGGGTGGAGTCGCCAGTGAAGTGTCAGGACCGTGTAGCGACCGCTGTTGCGGAGTTCGTAGAAGTAATTCTTTCCCTTGGGCGTCGTCGCGGCGATGCGGCAGCGCGCCGTCTGGCTTGCCGCCATCCACCCCTCTTCGAGGTACTGCCACGACGCCGCCTCGTCGAAGATCACCACCCGGTGACGACCACCCCGCGAGAAGTCGGGGTTCATCGTGTCACCCAAGATCACCGCCTGGTTCTGGGGGTCAGGATGGATGAGCTGGTTATGCTTGCGATGGCGCTTCGGGTTGAAGCCGAACGGGAGCATCCATCCCGGCAAGCGCCGGATGAGATAGTCGATCTTGCCGAACAAGGAGTCCATCGTCTTGTTATCGACGTACTCCTCCTTGTACGACCCGAACAAGGCGGTAAAATTCGGGGTGAAGAGCCACCGCCAGACGATGTAGGACACCAGGAGCCACGAGACGCCCATGTCTCGCGACTTCTCGATCAAGAGGTCGGCGGGCGCCTCAACGTGCTCGTGAATCGTGCGGAGTGCGTCCCGCTGAAAGTCATACAGGAGGAAGGGGAGATCTGCCCCGCTCGCGCGTCGCGAGTCGAACGTGTCAACCCAGAAGTCAATAAACCACTCGTAGTCCGTGCGGCACTTCTCCAGGACCGCTTCGCGAACTCGTGGATCCTGGTCCGCCAGGTAATGTAAAAGCGCCCGGCTCTGGATCGTGGCCGGGCAGGGAGGAAGCGGTATCGTCATGTCATCTTAGCTTTGATCGCCGATGCTACTGTTGCTGTTTGATCATCTCGTAGTACGTGGCCCACACGTCCTGGGAGGCATTGGGATCCGGTGGTGCGAGGTGGTTGTTCTTCTGCTCGTCGGCCTGCGCCTCGGCCCGTTTCGCGGTCAGACCCACCCGGTCAAGAATCGTCTCCGCTGCCTGGCGCTTGTCGCGCCACGGAACATCCGGGTTGCTCAGGATCTCGCGCAATGTGTCGATCGCTTGGACCGAGAGGTCGATCAAGTCTTCCAGGCGATTGCGGCGCAATTCATCGAAATCGCGCCGGACCGATTCGATCTTCTTCGCGTCTTCTTCTGCGGCTCGCTTATCCCATTCGTACTGCTTACGCCACCGCTCCAACGTTGCCTTGTTGCGTGTGGGGATGCGGGTATTTCCGGCTCGACCCTCCGCCACGTAGTAGCGGAACAGCGCATTCAGACTCCGCTGGGGGCCGAGATTATAAAAATCCCAGAACGCCATTTCCGCCCGTTGGCGGTCCTGTTCTTCGCGGAGTCGTTGCCGTTCATCCTTCGCGCTCATCACCCTCCTCCCCTGCGTCATCGTCGTTCGACACCACGAGGCGGAGGTGCTGCTTAATCTCGCGCCGCTGACGTTCTCGTGCCATCCGCTCCCCGCGTGTCGCTGCGATCTGGATCATGATGTCAAATGGCGTTCGTCCACCAAGCATCAAGAGCTGTGATGCCTGGGCAGGGAGATAGGCATAGGTGATAAACTCGTAGTCGAACGGCATATCGGTGATCGACACCAACGCGGTGTCGCCCAGCGCCGGTACGAGCGCTTCGACCACATCCGCGCCGTCGCGTTTGACGTGTGACCACTTGGCGACCGGAACGATGGAGTAGTATGGTTTTTCCGGGGTCGCGAACAATGCGACCCAACCATCGGCTGACTCAAGCCGCTTGATGAAACCAGGATCTTTGACAGGAGTGTCATTAAGCTCGCTTGACGCAGACACACAATTCTCCTAATATGGATTCGAACCAGAGCGTTGTAGCCATACCGAATGAGGGAGGAGCGCGAGATGGGTGCGATCAGTCCCGACCTTCTGGGTAAGTACATCAAAGCGCTACGTGGTGAGCGTACACAGGAAGAGATGGCGCAAATCGCCGGGATTCCGGTCTACACCTACCGCCGTCTCGAACAGGGGGTGATTGACCGGATCACGTTGGAGGACGCCGCCAAGCTAGCCAAGGCGTTCAACCTGACGTTAGAGCAGTTTGGCGCACTTGCGGGTGTGTGGGCCGTGCCGGAACTCGACACCCTCAAGAACCGGAGAATCAACGACTTGATTGAAGTGCTCCGTAACGAGTTGATGCCGTTGTCAGACGATTACGTTGAAATGCTCCTGCACCTGTACCTTGATCTGGCGCGTGCCATCCGCCAGCAACAGGAGGACCAGAAGGAGAAGAAGCCGAGTACTCTCCTCCCGAAGTGGTTACAGGAGGTGGCCTCGTAGCCAAGCAGCGCCCCCATCGTGGGGCGTTCGTTGTAGGGATCCCACGTATGCTCTGAATTCTTCGCTCTGAATTCCGTGTTATGGATCATACACGAACGTATGTAGAACCGTTATCATTTCATACGTTCGTGTATGACTCCTAGCTATGAAACGGTGATTCAAGGCTAGGAATCACATACGTTACGTATACGTGTATGACTCCTGACTATGAAACGGTGATTCAAGGCTAGGAATCACATACGTTACGTGTAAACGTAACGTTCATGTATAGTCCTGTGACTCCTGACTACTGACTCCATATAGAGTATCACTCCGCTGTATTTTCACGAGCGTGATGAACCCGTGAAAATACCCATTTCCCCTGTCGCTATCGTCATTGCGGAGCGTAGCACGAAAACACCGCGCTGAATCAAAGTCGCGTACGTACACGGAAACGGGGTGGGGGCGGGGCTGCCCCCACGTCACGGAGGATCGTGACTTCCGTTCTCCGTGGAATGGATTGGAGACGACCCGCTACGCAGTTCGTCTCCGATACTCCACCCACACCTGGTGGGCGAGTTGCTGCTGTGGTGTGCATCGCTGCACACCTTGACCTGCCCGACGAAGCGGACAGGGGGACGATGAAGTGGAGGTCGCACCGTGACCGAGGATTCCCTGCCACACGGACAGGCACGGCGCTGGCATCCGCCGAGGGATTCGAACCCCCACCTGGCGGTTTTGGAGACCGCTGCTCTCCCGATTGAGCTAGGCGGATGTGAACCGGCGCTGATGTGGTGCCAGCGCCCCGGTACGGAAGACGCTTACTTGCGCTTGCGCCTGCGCCCTGTCGCTGCCATCTCCTGGAATCGCTTCTTGCCGTACTTCTTCCTCCCGATGTAGGCAGCCAGAGCGTCAGGGTCGCGAACCCCTTGACGAGCCAGCTGCTCCTTCAGCTGCTGGAACCGCTTCCCAGATCCCAGCTTCGGCTTTGCCATGGAATCACTCCTCGCGGTTGACGGTGCAATCTCTCAAGCAGGTGACAGGACTCGAACCTGCAACCAGCTGTTTACGAGACAGCTGCTCTACCAATTGAGCTACACCTGCATGCAGGTCGGACACCCGGTCCGAGGATCCCAGCTGTTCCCAGCCTGCCGTCACCAGGACGACCACGGATTGCTCCGGCGCATGTCCGACCCAAGAACCAAACAATGTGCTGCCCGCGTCGTGCGGGCAGTAAAGCAGAGTCTACTCCGTGGTCTGCCACGTTTCAGTTCTGCGGTGGCGGGGGTGGGATTCGAACCCACGACCTGGGGCTTATGAGGCCCCCGAGCTGCCACTGCTCTACCCCGTCACGTGGGGGAACATGAGCGACCTGTAGTCAGGATCCCCCATTAGGGTGTGAGAACACCCCCCTCTATAATAAGTGTTACCCAACATAATTTTCACGGGTGTGATAGACCCGTGATTATTGTTGGACAAGGAGGTGTACAGTAGTGTAGAATCGTTGGTGCAATGTCGAGGAATTGTCACGGCTATTTTCACGGTTTCCCCCGCTCACCACTTAGGGTAGAGGGGGGAGCGCACGAGAGGAGACATGATGAGCGAGCAGGAGCAGTTGGGTACCACGACCGAGACGTTTGATCCGAACAAGTACCTGTCACGGGTCGGCGGGAAACAGTACCTGGAGGTCAAGTGGCGGCTGGTCTGGTTCCGCCAGGAGAACCCAGACGGCAGGATCGAGACCGAGCTGGTCTTCCACGACTTCGACCGGGCTGACCCGTTTGTCGTGTTTAAGGCCACCGTGATGGATGGGAAGGGAGGTGTTGCCACCGGATACGGGTCTGAGGAAGCGTCGGATTTCGGGGACTACATCGAGAAGGCCGAGACCAAGGCCATTGGTCGCGCGCTGGCGGCCCTCGGGTACGGGACGCAGTTCTGCGACGACTTCATCTTCGACGACGGGCGGGAGAAGGTCGTCGATTCCCCGATTGAGGGGCGCGGTGGTCAGCGCCGCCGCGCCTCAACCCCGTCACTCCCGCCTGCTGATGAGCAGGGTAAGTGGCACTGCGAGAGTTGCGGCACGGAGATTAAGGCGGGTGCCAACAGCAGGTGGACGACGGAACAGCTCGTGAGCCTGTCGATGCGCAAGTACAAGAAGGTTCTCTGTTACTCGTGTTCGCAGAAACAGTAAGGAGTGAGTGATAGGCGGAAACGGAAAACGACGTGACGACACCAGGGCGGATTCGGAATTGGCAACAACGAAAGGCTGAGATTGCAGCGGAGGTTGCGGCGGAGCAGGAGCGCGAACGGCGCTATCAGGAACGGATTCGCGCGCTCCCCGATCAGCCAGTCCACCGGTTCGACAAGGGCAGGGATCCCGACGCGCAGGATTCTCCCGCGCTCGAACGCTCCGTGCAGTGGCGACAACGCGCATACGCCGAGGCGGTGCTGGGTGAACGGCTCGACAACCTCCCACCGTCGCTCCCAGTGGAGCGGAAACGTCAGCCCCGTACGGTGCAGGAGGCGATCCGGCGGGATCGGCGGGAGAACTTTCTGTTCTGGGAGTGGCAACTTCAACTGGCAGCGGCGGATCCTGACGCACTGGATTGGGAGCCATGGAATGAGGTCGTGGCAACGCGTGGGGTGCTGCTACTCCTGGCGCACTACCCACGAGGGGAACAGCTTCTCCGCGACCTGTATCGACCACATGAGTACGAGACGATGCCCCGCAAGGAGGATGCGGAACGGTTCCTCGACGAGCACCCGATGTGGCGGTTCGAGTATACGGCGCGGGGCGCGGAGGAGTTTCTGGCAGCGGCGTACCGTCACGTACCAGGGATCCAGCGCGCCGCGTTTCGAGTGCTTGCCGCCTACAAGCGCGTCGTGCGGGATACGTGGCGCGAGGAAGGGAGACCTGACGGGACCGGTCGGTTGCTCGGTGATGACGACCCGCAGGAACCACAACCGGTGACGTGGGACATGTTGGTCCGTGCCTACAGTCGCGTGGCCGAGGCGCTACCAGAGGCAGAACAGCACGAGTCCAAGGATGATCGGGCTGTCATGATGTACCTCCAAGGTGTCCCACCACGGGAAGCGGCACAAGCGAACGGGATCGGGATCAACCGGTTCTACAAGATCCTGAAGGAGCGGAATATTCCGGTGCGCCGGGGTCCGAGGAAGCGAAAGCGGGAGGCGGCATAGATGTTTGTTCCCAACACAGTTCAGGTGCCGACGTTTCTGGTTGCTGCGGCGTGTCAGGGGACGATCACGTCGGATGATCTGGTTGCCGCCTGCGCGGTGATGCTGAATCCCGGCGCGTCGGCAGACGTGGTGGCAGCCAACTTCGGGGTGGACATCAACGTCGTTGAGCGGGTGATGTCCTGGCTTGAACAGGGGAAGGTGCCGGAGCGCGTACAAACACCGTCACCGCCACCGCCGCAGCCTGCACCGCAGGTGACAACGCACGACCAGAGCGAGCAGGCGATTGAGGCGTGGGGACAGCGGCTCCAGCAGATGATTGATGAGCGCCTGGCTCGTCCTACGGCACTCCGTGAGGATCACATCCGTGACCTATACCGGTTGTGTGAGGGGCGCGATGACGTGGCCCGCGCATTGATTGACATCATCGAGCAGCGTGAACGGCGCGGGCAGATCGTGGAGCGACCGATCGGTTTTATCTTCGGCGTGCTGCGTCGCGCAGCGTCGCTCGACGCCATCATCGCGAGCGCGCGGGAGGCGACGGCTCAGCGTCGCACGATCGTCACCGACACGTTGGAGCGCACACTCCAGCGTGTCGCTGGGAAGGAGGCGTCGAATCCGGCTTGACATGGGTCTTGAGGATCTTATCGACGAGATCCTTCGCGAGGAAGAGGAGTGGGCAGCCAACCCCCGTGAACTCACCGGACTGCCGACCGGGTTTCCGTCGTGGAATGCGTTCACCCTCGGACTACAGCCGTCGGAAGTTACCGTGCTCGGGGGGCGACCGGCGCAGGGCAAGACCGGGTTGATATCGCAGTGTGTGTTCGCGGTCGCCGATCACCTGCTCCAGGTTCATCGTGACACGGGAGATGATCCGGGCTGTGTGGTCTTCTTCAGCACGGAGATGCCTGCCAAGCGGATTATGATGCGCTACGCCTCACAAGGGACGCGGATTAGTGCTCGTCGCGTCAAGCAGGGAAAGCTCACCCCGGAGGAACGGGAGGCGTGGCGCCACAAGGTCGCCGCACTCAAACGGTTCTCGCCGTTGATGGCGATCGAAGGCGGCTCGTCGATCGACATCGGTGATCTACTCGGGTACCTGGAAGAGATCCGACAGAGCGGGCGGAAGATCGCGTTCGTCGCGATCGACTACATCCAGCGGATCGGCGGGCGTGGGTACAACGACTACCAACGCACAACCGATGTCTCCCGCCGGATCAAGGACATGGCGAACAAGTACAACATCCCGGTCCTGGTTGCCTCGCAGGTCCGCCGTCCTGAGCGTGTCCTGGTGGGTGGGCAGTGGGAGGACGACAACGAGCGTCGGCCCACGATGTTCGAACTGCGAGACAGCGGGAATATCGAACAGGATGCAGACAATGTGCTGATGCTGCATAACCCACCACGCCAGGACGGTGTCTCGGGGGAGCGAATTGCCACAGTTTACGTGGACAAGCAGCGGGACGGTCCCTGTGGTGAGTGGGACATGACCTATATTCCGGCGCTGACGCGGTTTGAAGACGACGGCACGCGGATCCGCATGGATGGGGAATCGTGATACAGAGAGGAGAGGTAGAAGGCACGTAAATGTCGAGTCGTACGCGGGCACGCCGACGAGGACGCGCGCTGGAATATCGCGTGGCGAACGTCCTCGGCGGGATCGTCTGGCCCGGACAGGATGGTGATGTCGAGGCGCGGGGGTATCGGATTGAGTGTAAGTCACGGAGTGGGTGGCGTCTCAAGAGCACGACGGAGCTTGCTGACTTCATCGACCAGATCCGTCGCTATCAGAAAGAATGGCCGAAGGGGAAGCGGTGGGCACTGGCGATCCATGGGGGTGGGAAGAGTCCGACCCTCATCTGTATCCCGATTGAGGACTTTGCCCGGCTGACCCAGGAAGTCGAGGAATCACCCACACTCCTCTCGCTCGTGCAGCAGAACCTCCATGTGTTTCAACGTCTTATTGACATTGTGCGCGGGGACCAGGAGGAAGTTCAGTGAATCGTAGTGAAGGGTAAGGAGTGATTGTTCCAATAACGGAGGGAGAAGCCTGGCAGATTTGGAAGTGGGCGAGGGAGCGCCAGAGTCGTAAGAAGCCACATACCTCCAAGAAGATCGTTACCTATCGAGACGACTTATCTATCCATTACGACGGGATCAAAGGGGAGTACGCCGTTCACAAACTCTTCTGTCTCCCCTACCACCCCCGGCCTCGCGAAAGCGGTGACAAGAACGCGCCCGACCTCTGGCTCCCCACCGGGGAGAGCGTGCAGGTCAAGTACCGCAGCAAGCGGGGCTGGCAGTTTCTTCTGACCAGTACGGATCCCGATGAGTTCACCGCCGACATCGGCATCCTCTGCTGGCCTGCGGAGACGGGGCCGGAGGATGTCGAAGTTGTCGGGTGGATTTCCCGAGACGACTTTTTGAGACACGCCATTACGGTCAACCACATTAACAAGCCGGGTGGGGAACGGCTTGCGGTTGATCCAGATCACTTTCATCCAATGCAGGAGCTGTTGATGCGGGTTTATCGTGATGCAGCCTAGGAATGGGAGTGATGAATGGACGTTGCTGTCTCTACGACAGACTTACCCGTGCGGAGCAGGTGATTATAGAGTGGAAGGAGGTGATATGTTCGAACGCCCCCTGCCACACGCCGAATGGATCGGACTCGACATCGAGACAACCGGACTCGACTGGCACCACGACGACATCCTCCTGATCGTCCTGTCGGATGGACAGGAAGATTTCATCATCCGTGCTCCTGAGGTCTTCACCCGTTGGAGCCGGTGGGGGTATTTCAAGGACGAACTCGGCGCGTGGCTGCGGGAGCAGGTGTTCGACCGGACCGTCGTGGTTCACAATGCATCCTTCGACCTCGTGTTCCTCGATGCCCATTTCGGGTGTGGGTTTCCAGAGCGGGTGTGGGACACGATGGTGTGCGAGCAGATGTTGACCGCTGGCCTGCCTCGGGATGACGGATCGTTCCGGGGGAGTGATGAGACCGCACGTATCCCGCTCGCGGAGCTGGCACAGAAGTACCTCGGCCTAACGTTGGACAAGGAACTTCAAACCTCCTTCGTCGGGCACGAGGGGGAGTTGTCCGAGGAACAGGTTGCGTACGCCAGGCGGGATGCGCAGGTGCTCGTGCCGATCGCGCAGCGACAGCAGGCAGAGGTTCGCCGCCACGAACTGGAGCAGGTCTGGGAGATCGAGCAGCTTGTGACACCCGTGTTCTGCTCGATGGAGCGGCACGGTGTCGTGCTCGATCCGAACATCCTCCGACCCATCATNGAAGAAGCCGAGCGCGAGATGCACGTGATCGGGGAACGGCTCGAAGAGNCGCTGACCTATCACGTCCAACAGCTCCGGATTGCCAAACGGGATGCGGAGCAAGACCGGCTCGACGCCTGGCTTGAAGCCCTGGCGATGGAGACCGAATGCCTCATGAACGACTGGGATGACATCATGTCCCGGTGTGATGAGGCAGAGCTTCCGGCAGAGTGGATCGAGAACAAGTGGCACGACCGAACGATCGACAAGAAGGACGGCCAACCGAAGGGTCGGAAGCGGTTCGTGCGGGCGAAGTTGAAGGAGTGGCGACAACGGAATCCGCGCCCGCCCAAGCCCGCCGAACTGGTTGATAAGCCGATCGACCTCAACTCCGCACAGCAGGTACAGTACGCGCTCTCCTCCCTTCTGGGAGTTGAGGTTCCGAACGCGAAGGCCACGACGCTTCAGCAGCTTCTCCGTCAGGTGCGGGGGAAAAACGCGGAAGCGGAGAAGGTGCTGTCGGACCTCTTGGAGTATCGGAAACGAGCCAAGTTGGTTCAGGCGTTCGGTGAGCCGCTGATCGCACGCATCTGTCCCGAGGGTCGGATCCACGCTGATTTCGCGCAGTATGGTACGGCGACGGGGCGCCCGACCGCACGGCGTCCGAACCTGCTCCAGATCCCGGCGGACAAGAAGGGGGATGCTCCGGAGAAACAGCTGCGCCGGGCGTTCCGCGCTGGCCCAGGGAACGTCATGATCGTGGCCGACTACTCACAGATGGAACTCCGTCTGATCGCGGAGATGTCGGGTGACACGGCGATGATCGAGACGTTCCGCTCCGGTCGAGACATCCACCTTGCTACCGCACAGGACGTGCTCGGGCGCGAGGAGGTCAGCGACGACGAACGAAAGGTCGCCAAGACCGCCAACTTCCTCACCCTGTACGGTGGCGAGGCGGGAAAGCTCCAGGAGAGCCTGGCTGAGGAGGGGATCTACATGAGTCTGGAACAGTGCAAGGCATTCCTGGAGTCGTGGCGACGCACCTATCGCTCGGCATGGCGTCGGATCCAGCGGTGGCAACAGGAGGGGATCCGGAACGGCTTTACCACGACGGCGCTTGGTCGCAAGCGGTTCTTTGTTCCGGCGGAGGGTGAGTACTTAGGCAGGCTCCAACGGCAGGCGAGCAACTTCCCGATTCAAGGGAGTAACGCTGACATCACCAAGCTCGCCATGATCGTGATTCAACGGGCGCTCGAACCGTACGGAGGACGGATCGTGCTCCAGGTCTATGACGAGATCGTGGTGGAGATCCCACGGGAGCATGCACTGAGGGGAGCCGAGATCGTGAAGGCAGCTATGGAAGAGGCGGCGCGTACGGTGTTGAAGCGCGTTCCGGCGGTGGTGGACTGCGTGATCTCGGCCTCGTGGAGCGAGTCTGATGTGGTCGAGATGGAGGTGGCGCAGGCAGCATAGAAGGGAGGTGTCATTGCTTGGAGATCATATCACGGTTCACATACTTCCTGGAGACCGCACGAAATTCGCAGAAGTCGTCAAGTCCTCGTCAGGTAAGACCATCTCGTCAATCAAGATTGACGATAGCGCTTACCATGATGGCGCTCTTGTGATTGAGTTTGATGACGGAACGATCCTTGATATCTACGACGATGGACGTACTTGTTGCGAGCAGCGGTATCTGCATACTGATGATGATCTTTCGTACTATGAAGGTGCACAGTTCCTTGACATTGAGATTAGTCATGCCAAGACGTTCGAGTGGGATGACTTCGATATCCATGAGATCCAGTTTCTGGTGGTAACAACGAGCAAGGGTACGTTTACTGTCGAGACGAATAACGTACACAACGGTTATCACGGTGGGTTTGCTCTCGTGGCGCGTCTTCGAGATGCTGATGAATAGGTGGGGCCGTTGCGTGCCGACACTGGTTCGGAAGCGATCCCTGACATCCGGTGGCTTGTGGGTGAGCCGGAGGGAGACCGACCGATCTTCATCCACTGCCCCTTCCATGAGGATACGAATCCGAGCTATGCCGTCTACGCCGACGGAACCTGGTGCTTCGTCTGTCACCGACGCGAGTCACCGTGGGCATTTGCCAAACGACTGAAGTCGAACCTGGCGACGCTGCCTCGGGTCACATCGACGACGACAGAGAAGGATGCGACAGAAGAGGAGCGCCGTGCGTGGGGCATCCTCTGTCGTGTCTGGCATCGGACCCTCGTGGAAGGGCCGCGACGCGAGCGGATACAGTGGTTCTACGAGCGTGGGTTGTGGGAGGACACGATCCGCACGTACCTCCTCGGCCACACCGGGGATCGGTTCAGTCTCCCGATCATGGAGGGGAGGAAGGTCGTTGGCTACCAACTCCGCCTCGATCCTCGGTACTGTGATCCCGATGAGCCACGCTACATCAACCCACGCAAGATGAAGGTGCTGATTCACCGACCCAACCCCGAGGGAAGCACGACCGTGGTGTGTGAGGGACCGCTTGATGCCTTCCTGTTGGCGCAGTACGGGTTCGATCCCATTACGACGACCGGGGGAGCCGGGTCGCTGGTATCGGCAGTGAAGGGGGTGGTGCCACGAGGGAAACGATTGGTGATCGCAACGGACCAGGATGATGCTGGAGAGGAGGCAGCCCGCGAGTTGTTGAACTGGTTTCCGAACGCGGTTCGGGCGACATGGGAACAGGGAAAGGACATTGGCGAGGCAGTCACCTTACTACCTTCCATCCGACGCGGTTCTTTTCTCAAAGGAATCTTGGGATAAGCTTCGTCCATATGATTTTCCTTTGGTGGATGCGTTTAGCCCGTACCCAATAATGACTGAGGAGGATCGCCAAGCGTTTATGGATGCGGTTGTTGAGAGTGTTCGCGCAGAGGCGAACAGCGATGCTGCGTCGCACGCAAGTGGTTCAGAAGCGCCGAAGCTGGATATCCCCGTGGACTCCGTGTGTCAGCAGGCAGCACGCCTCGTTTACGGACAGAAGCGAGTTGAGTGGGGTGATCCGTACGAGAGCTTCCGGAATATTGCGGCGTTCTGGAATACCTACCTCGACGGTCGTCTTGACCCGAACGATATGCTGACTCCGCACGACGTGGCGCTGATGATGGTGTTACTCAAGGTATCCCGCCTCGTTACGGGGTCACATGCGTACGACAATTATGTGGATGGGTCTGGCTATTTCGAGTTGGCCCACCTGTTGAGTAAGCGGGAGCGAGAAGAGCTTGCCGCGATGGCTCGTGAGGCGTTGAAGAAGGCGACGGAGGGGAAGGGGGGAGATCAATCCCGCTCGTAGGCTGGTCGGTTAACGGAAAACGGTACACATTTGATGAAGCCCTGGAGATCGCACGATCCCAGGGTCATTTTGATCGCTGGCCTGCGCCCGTCTTGGAAGCACTCAGACGGCAGCAGGAACGAGTTGATGGGTGGTGGCTGTCACCGAGCGCCGCCACGGGGTGTCCTCGACAGCGAATTCTTCGGGCGGCGGTGGACTACTACGCTGACCCGAAGCGTGCCTGGTCGATGTTTATGGGGAGTGCCATCCACTCCCGGTTCGAGCAGCACAGCGATGCGGTTGGGATCCTGAGCGAGGTCGAGCTGTCCATGCCGTTGGAAGTGCCGCTCACGGTCAACGGGGAGAGCCGCGTCTACACCTTCCCGGTCGTCGGCACGCTCGACAGTTACGACCCGGAGCACCGCCGCCTGATTGACTTCAAGACCACGTCCCGTGAGTTTTGGTACACCGACGCTGAGACCGGAAAGAGAAAGAAGCGGGAGCTCCCGGAGGAGGCCCACGTGGTCCAGGCCAATATCTACCGGATGCTCCTGGAGTACCACGGCTATCCCGTGGATGAGATTCGGATCTGGTATGTGCGGACCGTACCAAACGCCCCACGCGAGTTCGTGGAGGTTCCGATCTGGGACGACGACGAGACATATCTGACCGCCGTGACGCTCGCGACACCGCTCGTGCGCGCACGGGAGTTGGGGGAGCTTCCTCCCTGTACCTGTCGGTATCGGAGCGGGTTGGATCCCGACCTATGCAATGAAATCGAGGAGGTGGACTTCTCGCGAGTGAGGGAGTATGTCAGCGTGCTACCGAAGGCAGCCTAATCGTGGGTGGAGGCGTAAGGCAGCGAATGTCTCGGAAACCACGCAGGTACTGCTGACCTACGCCATGAAGCTGGATGAGGTGGCAGAAACGTTCCTTGATCTTTATCTTGCGGTCAGTGATGACACGCGAAACCGGTGTCCAATCGAAGCTCGGGCACTCGAAGAACGGTTAATCGGATTGTTCGAGCGGAAGACACAGTTGCCAGTCGGGTTGATCCGAGAGGACCGAGATCAGGTGCCACGACTGTTTTGGGTGTTCTCGTTGAATCGGCTGCGACTGATTGAAGAAGCGAATCGGTTCTTGGCGGAGGAGTTGGGAATTGCTTGAGAAGGCGAAGTATACGGGTGAGTGTTTCATCATCAAGGCTATTGGCCGCGATGAGGACGGGAGGAGAGTGATCCACACCGAGTATCACGACGTGTTAGAGGGACAGGATCCGGAGGAGGTGGCAAAGAAGGCGGACAACATCCAGCGGTACCTCAAGTTCCGGAAGGGTTTTGAGCACGTCTTCGTCTATCGCGCGTTCCAGCGCTACTGGGATGGGGAGAAGGTCATGGACTCTCCGTTGCTAGCCCAGCGGGCGGCGTCGTAGCGCCAGCGAAGCAACAACCGATCGGGTCATAGAGGGCGTGGGTATACAGCTCACGCCCTTTCTCTTGTCGAGGTGTCCATGCGAAACGAAGCACGTCAGAAACTGTTGCAGGAGATTTGGGATTACCTTCTGTCTCCAGTTGATGACCGTGTTCGTACAGGCGAAGAGCAGGCTGAGCGGGTAGAATCAACCCCTAGAACGGAGCAGCGTACCGCACAGGGGAGGTAGTCCTATGGCTCGTGCCTTCGCCTATCGCCGCGTCTCGACCTCGGCCCAGTCNGAGAAGTACTCGCTGGAGACCCAGTTAGAGGGGATTCGCGCGTACTGTCGCGAGCGAGATATTGAGATCGTGGAGGTCTTCACCGAGGTTCACACTGGGGTGGAGTTGTGGGAACGTCCCGTNCTCACTCAGATGCGGGAGCGGGTCCGAAATCGCGAGGCCGATTACGTGGTGGTGTACACGATCGACCGTCTGGCCCGTGATCCCGTTCACCTCGGCGTGGTCCTCGGTGAGGCCCGCCACCACGGTGTCGAGGTTCTGTTCGTGCGGGATGAGGTCGATGATTCTCCCGAAGGGCAGTTGATCTCCTTTGTCCGGGGATTCGCGGCCAAGATCGAGCACGCACAGACCTGCGAGCGAACCATGCGGGCCAAGAAGGCGATGCACGAGAAGGGACTCTACATCCACAGTACTCCACCGTATGGATACGACGTGACCTTCAGCGAGGGCGATCAGAAGTGGCACTTCACGCCGAACGCACAGGCACCGATCGTCCAACAGATCTACCGGTGGATCCTGGAGGGGTGGTCGCAGACTGCAATCGTGAGAGAGCTGCACCGGCTCGGCATCCCCTGTCCGGCTCAGGCGCGGAAGCGTGTGTACAAGGATGGGAGAGTGCCGAACTGGACACAGCCAGCGATCCGGACCATCGTGACGAACACGGTCTANAAGGGCGAGGTCTATAACAACAAGTATCGGGTGACGAAGGAGAACGGAAAACGAGTTGCCCGAGAGCGACCTCGTGAGGAGTGGATCCGGGTCAAGAATGTGGTCGTGGAACCGCTCGTGAGTGCCGACGACTGGGAGTTGGCACAGGAGCGGTTGCGGGGGAATGGAGGTGCGGTTACCCGGAACAAGTCGGGGTTGCAGTATCTGCTGCGGGGTCGGATCTTCTGTTCGGTCTGTGGCAGTCCGATGTATGCGGACATGAACAACACGACCAAGTATGGACTGTCCGACCAGGTGCGGATCTACCGTTGTGGATCTCGGAAGCTGAGTCGGTTCGGGCTTGGAAACGCCTGCGGCGCCAAGCTCATCAATGCGCGGCGGGTGGAGACCTGGGTGATCGAGCAACTAATGGAACTGTTCAGCGACGAGGACGCCATCCGCCGCCAGCTAGAGCAGCGCCGTCAGTCAGGTCCGGATCAGCAGTTACAGAAGGAGCTCCAGAGCCTGCTCGAACAGACGGCTCAGATTGACGTGCGGATTCAGCGACTGCGCATGGATCTCATGGAAGAGACGGATGAGCGGTTGCGAGCGCTACTCCGGCAGGACATGAAGGCGTTGCTCGATCAACGGGATGCAATCCAGGAGCGGATCGACAACGTACAGCAGCAGATTATCAACGAGCAGCAGGTGCTGGAGCATATCGAACACTTCACCGAGTATGTGCGGCGGGTCCGCATCAACCTGCTGCATGCCGATTTCGAGATGAAGCGGAAGATCCTCGAAGCTCTTGACATCAAGGTCTACGGACAAGGGAAGGAGTGGCGGATGGAGGGGCTTGGACTGGACGGGAATGGACTAATGCGTACTAGCTCGC